GTCGAGCTGCCAATCGTAGACCAGCACCCGGTCGAAGGTGGTCGAGCCCGACGTGGCGAAGAACGCCCAGCCGATGCGCGGCCCGTAGGGATCGACGAAGCCGACCGCGCTGAAGAACCGGTTCGTGTCGCTATTGGCGTTGAACCACTTGTTGACGCGCTGCGCGCCGATCGGCACGAGGCCGTTTTGCCCAAAGGCATAGAAGCCGTCGTCCGAGAGAAAGAACACGTCGTTGATGGTGTGGACGACGCTGTAGCCGGCCGCCGCGCCGTGCTCGCGCTCCAGGCGCTCGAACGTGAAGGCGATGTCCTGGCCGGCGTGGAAATCCATGCGGCGGATCGCCTTCTCCTGCAGCACCCAGCCGAACTCGCCGCCGGCGATGCCGGTGATGCGCCCGCCGTCCGGGAATTCCTGCTCGTCGCACAGGCTCACGCCCACGGTCCAGGACGTGGCATCGTTGATGCCGGAGTTGCGGAGCTTGCGGTTGTTGGTCGACAGACATCCCAGGATCACGAAATCGCCGATCACCGTGACATAGCGCGCCCGCGGCGGCGTGCCGCCGAGCGCCGAGAAGCTCGTCGCGCCGGTATCGACATCGATCACCTGGGGATCGTCGTTGACGTTGACCGCGATCAGCTTCGAGCCGAACTGCGCGAACGACCAGTAGTCGTCGGTCGAGACGTTGTAGGGGCCGCCGCTCGTGCGCGTGTAGCTCACCCACGCGCTGCTGCTGGTGTCGTATTTGTAGAGATTGGTCTGGGTCCCGGCGAAGATCGAATAGCCGCCCGACGTGGCGCGCGCGAAGGCAAGCCCGCGGCACTGCCCGGGCAGCGTCGCGGTCGAGAGCTGCGACAGCGAGGGCACGGGCCCGTAGCCGATCTTGAGGGGATAGACGTTCGAGGCGGTCTGCAGCGTCACCGCGCCGTTCGCGTCGAGCGAGTTGACGCCGGCAGAGTCGGGCTCCCACGGCCCGAGGTCGACCTTGCTCATGGCGTCGGACTCAAGGTTCGCACCGAGGCCTGGCCGCGCGAGGCTTGCGAGAGCCGCTCGATCTCGGCGAGCGCCGCGTCGCGCCGCGAGAGCCAGAGCTGCGCGGCGTCGGCGTTCTCGGTGAAGATCGCGGCTTCCGCCAATGCGCCCGCGAGATACGCATCCGCATGCGCGGCGAGCAGCCAGTTGCTGGTGTTGGTGTTCGAGAGGGGCGGAATCTTCTGGTAGTACAAGAGCTCGAGCGGCGTTACGTCGATCGGGCGGATCTTCAGGGTCGCGCCTTCGATGGTGAAGAGGACGGGGATGTCGGTGGGCGCCGCCGGATACGCGGCCTGCAGATAGGCGGGCTCCACGTAATCGAGCTCGCGCCGCACCGACCCGGTCCAGGTGACGCGCTTCCATTCGAGATAGTCGGCGGGAAGCGCCGCGTCGCCGTCGACCGGCGTGAGCGCCGCAACGCTGAGCATCTGCCGCACGCGCAGGCGCCGGTTGGCGTTTGCCTCGAACAGCATGATGAAGTCCGCCGCGTTGGCGGACAGGTCCGCGCGGTCGAGCCAGGTCTGGACCGCGGTTTGCAGCTCGGCATAGCTGGTGATCGACATGATGATGGTCCGGATGGGTCGGGTCCCCCTCATCCTTCGAGACGCGCCCTTCGGGCGCTCCTCAGGATGAGGATGACTGGCACAGTGGGCGTTCGAAGACCTCGTCCTGAGGAGCCGCCGAAGGCGGCGTCTCGAAGGATGAGGTCGTGTGCGCGGCTGTTGCGATCAACTTGGTGCCTGCGGCGCGTCTCACTTGTCCGTGCGCAGATGGCGCCAATCGGGGTCGTCGAGCTTCCTGGCGATGAAGCGGGCGAACTCGCGCGCCGGCAGGCCGAGCACGTTGACGCCCTCCTCGTGCAGCCATCGCTCGATGATGACGCACGGGATGTCGGCGATCAGGCGCCCCCAGTCGCTCGTGTGCGGCGCCGATCGCCGCGCCTTGTTGGCCTCGAGAACGGGCTCCACGTCCTGCACGCGCTCGAACGTGACCGTGCGCTCCGCGCGGTCGTAATGGATGCGCGTCGCAACGGCGCTCATGGCTTCTGTCCTCGACACGAATTGACGCACGGGCGTGCCGCACACGCGGCCGGCTCCCTCTCCCCGCAGGGGAGAGGGGTGGGGTGAGGGGGCAAGGATCTCTCGATGGTGATCGAGTCCCCCTCACCCGCCCGCGCGTTAAGGGACGGAGGACGATCAGTCGCGGCGAATGTCTTCAAGGGCACGACTGATAGTGTCGAGCCAGCCGTGAACGCGCGGGTCCCTGCTCGATGCGATCCGTCTCACCAGTTCCTCGATCGCCGGTATCGCGGACTTGATGTGACAGCGGCGGGCCAACACCCAGCCATCGTGGCTCGCGCTGTCGTTGTCGGACAGGATCCATTCCGAGATCACCTGATCGGCGATTGCGCGCTCCTCGGCGTCGAACCTCCGATACAAGACTTCCAGCCGGTCCCAGGCGTGGACCGAATCCTTGAGATCCCAGCCCTCCTTGTGGACATCCTGGCGATAAGCCTCCATCTCGCGGCGGAAGTCGTCCAGGGTCATGGCCCGATCACCTTAAAGTACTGCCGACCGATCTTATATGGAAAGCGCATTTCAAAACCGCCACCGGGCATGTTGTAGTTTCTTCCAACCTGTGTGATTGGAGGAATTTCGTATCCGTGCCTGCGCAATGCGTCCAGATCGAGCCGTATCAGCACATTCGGCAAGCCCCGGTTAGGGGGGAGAGCAAGATCGATATGGGCCTGCGTCGGACTGAGATTGCCGGTTGGCGTCGTGTACGTGCCCTCCATAAGGCCATCAGCTTCGATGTCAGCAAGTCGCTTGTCGAACGTGTAGTGATATGCTGAACCAAGCGGCGGCCGGGCCCTGACGAGGGCTGCGGGAGTGATTGGGGTGCCCAATGCCGCGAGGTCGAAGGCGCGGCGGATCAGTTCCCGATTGTAGTCCCCGTTCTCGTCCCGGATCGGCACTTGGCCGGTCAGCACGTCGCGCGGCAGCATCAACGCGCTGTGCAGGAGCCGCATCGGCCACATGTCGTAGATCGTGAATTTTCGCGGCTGTGCAGATGCGTCCGCAGAAGGTTGCTGCAGCGGCTCGTTGCCGAAGTCCTGCACCGGCGGGAACGCCTGGTTGCTCGGCACGCCGAGCGGATTGGCGGCGCTCGCGCCGCTCGCCGCCGACGCCGGGCTTTGCGGCGGCCAACTGGCGAGAGGCGCGAAGGTGTCGAGCCCCCACGGCATTCCCAGGCCGAAGTTGTCGAACATCGATGTGGGCAGACCCGGAGGTGCTGCGGTCGCGGAGCTTTGCGTCGGCGGACTGGCCGCAGCCGCAGGTGTGTCGAGGCTCCAGGGCATCGCCAGGCCGAACGGACCGGGTGACGCCGGCTGCGGAGCCGGTGCCGATGGCGCGGGATTGGCCGCAGGCCAGCCGGGAGGCGCCGTGAAGGCGTTGAGCCCCCACGGCATCGACAGGCCCGAGCGCGGATCGAAGCCTTGGCGCGCGCGGATGGCCGCCGCGAGATCGTCGAAGGTCGTCACGGGATTCACGCGTTGTGATTTTCAGGCTGGCTGGAGCTCGTCGGGGCCGAACGGAATCTTCCGTCCGCCTCACCCGGCGAGCTCCGTGATCGACAGCGTGCCGGCGGTCGCCGTGTCGCTGATCGCCGCGAGCTTCTGGCCCGGCGTCACCGTGAGGTATTCCACCCATCCGGCGGGGAGCAGCGTGCTTGAAGCTCCCGCTGTCGGCGTACCGTCGCCGACCGTAATGCGCACGCCGTTGCCGGCCGGGCCGGTGAACGTCACGCGAACCTGGTAGGTCTGCGTGCCGAACGCCGCCGAGGCGACCGAGCCGCCGCCCGCCGCGTTGAAGGCGAGGTTCTGTGACGCGCCGAGGCGCGAAGAGTCCTGGATCGTCATGGCGCGCCGCTCACGCGCTCTTGCGGATCACGGCGTAGCAGTAGCCGGTGACGGTGCCGGTCGCGCCTGAGGGCGCGAACGAGATCACGTCGCCTTCGTTCACGTCGTTGGCGGCGGTCGGGTTTGCGCTGAACAGCGCGCCCGCGCCGCCGGCCGTGACGGTGAGGGCGCCGCCGGCGATCGCCGCACCGTTCACGGCGGTGGTCACCGTCGCGGTGCCGGTGACGGTGCCGTTCTGGATCACGCCGACCTCGATGATCTTTCCGCGCGTCGGCGCGCGCATATAGGCTGTGATCGGCGTCGCGCCGAGGCTCGAGGAATAGCCGTGGACCACGAGCTCGGACAGGGGATGGTTGTTGGGCAGAGCCATGAGGGTCTCCGTGGGGAATAGCGATTGGCAAGAAGGGGCGAATAGCGAATGGCGAGTAGGGGGCGGGGAAGTCTGAGCAGCGAGAAGCGAAGGCGAGCAGCGTGGGGCGCCGGTCGTCCCCGCGAAAGCGGGGACCCATGAACACCATCAGAGGTCAACTGGCACGGCCGGTGTTCATAGGTTCCCGCTTTCGCGGGAACGACGGAACCAGTGTGCCCCGGGCGACAATGCCCTATTCGCTAGTCGCTACTCGCTATTCGCTCCTCTCAAAGTCCGCCCCCTCCTCCGCCGGCCGCTTACGACGTCGTCAAATCGAACACGCCGCCCGAGGCCTTCTCGTTGCGCGCCTCGAGCGCGTATTCGGAAAGCAGCAGGCGGGCGTCCGAGTCGCCGGTCTTGGCGACCGGGGTGGAGACGAACTTGCGGCCGTTGAGATAGGCGATGCCCCACATGTCCATCTGCAGCACGAGCACGTCGCGCGCGCGCTGGAAGCGGTTCGGCACGATGCGCAGCGTGCCGAAGTCCGATTCGTAGACCTGCACCGAGGCGGTGATCTTCTTGGCGGCGGCGTCCTGGGTCGGCGTGCTCCGGCCCGTGAAGGTGGAGAACACCTGCTTGTTGAACGCGCCCGTCATGATCGTGTCGGGCTTGCCGCCGTTGGTCCAGATCGCGTTGAGCACCGTCTTGAGCTGCGCCTCGGTGAACGCGCGCTGCGTGCCGTCGGTGCGCGTGCCGGTGCCGTCGGCGGCCGCCGGATCGGCGCCGCCGCTGCCGGCCGAGGTGTTCGACTTGATCCAGCTCAAGACCGAGGCGGTCTTGCGCGGCGTCGTGGTGTTGCCGGTCGCCTTGGCCTGGTTGCTGCCGACGATGACGCTCTCCATGTCGCGGCGGAGCTCCAGGCCCTTGAGCATCTCCTGGTACTCCATCTCGTCGCCGCGGCCGGCCGAGTTGACGCTGCGCTGCGTGCCGGTCACGGCCGGCACCTTGCGGCTGATCTGGCAGACATTGCCGAGCCGCACCGTGGCGGTCGCGGCGTCGCGCGTCACGTCGTCGCCTTCGAGCTGCGCATTGGCGCCCGAAGCGGCGGCGAGCGCCTGGGTCTGCCATTCGTGCAGGACGGCGGTCGCCTTGCTCTTGTCGATGCCGGTGATGAACGGCGTTTCCGTCGGATCGATGCGATAGATCTCGTCGGAGAGATCCTCGCGGTTGCCGACGGCCGAATAGGTGGTGAACGTGTTGGCGGGAAGTGCCATTGTCGGAGTGCTCCTTATGCTGCGGCGCGCTTGGCGGCGCGCAGGGCTGCGGCGGCTGCGATCTGCTCGCGCGTCGTCGTCGCGGCGGCGAGCTTGTCTTCGAGCGCCTTGATGGTTGCGTCTTGGGAGGTCGCCTTGGCGGGCGCGGTTCCCGGGCGTTGCACCGGCGGCTTGGGGGCGGCGGTGGCGGACTTCGCCTTTTCCTGCGCGGCGTGGAAACGCGCCGCGTCGTAGACGACCCGCTGCATGCGGGCGTCGCGGAACAGCGGCATGTTCCACAATTCGGCGAGCTGCTCGGGCGTCACCTCGGCGACCTCGGTGAGGTAGCGCGAGATCGTGGCGCGCGCCTTTTCGCTCTTCTCCGGCTCGGAGAATTCGCGGAACTGCGCGCGGAACTTGGCGTCCTGCTCGCCGGCCCAGGCGTTGAACGCCTGCGCCAGCCCGTGCGCTTGGCGCGCCCTCGCGCTCTCCGCTTCCTGCGCCACCTGGGCGGTGTGCATCTGCGCGGCCTGGAACCTGGCGAAGCGGCCGGGGTCCTGCTCGGCGAGCCGGCGCACGTCGTCCTGCGTTCTGATGTCGGCGAATTCGCCGGCCGCGTGGGTGTGAAGCACGTGCAGGAGCTCGGGCAAGGCGCGCTCGTAGCGCTGGCGCGCCGCCAATATCGCCTGGTGCTCGGCCGCGAGAGCCTTGCGCGCCTCGGCGACCTCGTTCTGGCCACGACGGAGCTCCGCATCGCGCGCCCGTTCGCGCTCCGCAATGTAGTCTTGCGTCTCGCGAGGCAGGGCCTTGAAGCGTTCCTTCTCGTCCTTGGTCCAAGACGCCGGCGGATCGATGGGCGGCGCCTCGGCCGGTTCGTCCGTCTCGTGCGTCTCGCCGCTGGGCTGAGCGTCGTCAGGGGCGGCGTCGTGCTCGCTGTGAGCCGATTCGGTGTGCGCCCGCGCGCCGTCCTGGCCGCGCTGCGGGCTTGCGTCGTGTTGCGCCTGGTCGGCGGGCGCCGTGCCTTCGGCGCTCTCGTCCGATTGCCGGCGCTTGGCCAATGCATCGACGGCCTGGTGAAAGGTGAGCGGGCCGTTGCCGGCAGGCGCGCCTGCGTCCGGGGCCGCGGCCCCGTTCGTCGTGAATTCCATGAATACCTCGTG